GACTTAGTAGTGAAGGAGGCTACAAGGAACGGAAGCCCCCCTTGCCAAACTCGTCCAGTGACTTTCAGTATTACTGTTGTATGTGTAATATATTCGCTTCTTTGACGAATCCTATCCTTTATATAAATAGAAAAAATAAAAAAATAGTTATGTGTCAATTATGTTATACTTCTAACAGTATAAAATTAAATGAAAACCATTGGGAAAATAACATATCATCAAACTCGTCCGGCTTATGTTCCAACAGAGTCGCCTACCGAGCTAGTAGCGTCGCAGGAGCGAAGACATCACATAATTATTATAGTGAAATAGTCACCAGTATTTTTGTGGTCGGTTATGCTGTCATGTTGGTAATTATATTTTATCAATATATTCATGAAACATATGTGTAGGAAAATTGATTTTCATTCAATCATGGATTATTTTTGTATAATCCACGATTTTAAGAGTTAATACTTACCACCAAATTTTCGAAAGCATGTTTATGATTATACTTATAGTAACCACTTGTGTGTTTTCCGTCGTTTGTTATTATGTTGACAAATTTATTGAATATCATAGTAATTATGCACGTCATATGCGTATAACTAATAAAAAGTCTTGGGATATTATTCAAGAATATATGGAAAATGAACAAACAGAAAATAGTGACGAAGACCATGACGAAGACGAAGACCATGACGAAGACGAAGACCATGACGAAGACCATGACAAAGACGAAGACCATGACGAAGACCATGACCATGACGAAGACGAAGATCATGACGAAGACCATGATGATGTCAGTGCCAATGACGAAGACGGCTTACCACAAATTATTTCATTGGAAGGAAATATTGGTAGTGGTAAGTCAACATTATTACATAAATTACAACAGTGTTGTCCTGAATTTCTAGAAAAACATGGTATCGTTATTATCCAAGAACCAGTGAATGAGTGGATAGAATATACTGACCCCCACGATAATGAATCTATTTTGACAAAATTTTACAATGATCCGCCAAGATACGCATTCGTGTTTCAATTAATCATATTGGAATCATTAGTAAATGCCATTGAAAATGCGATGAAACAAAATCCTCATTGTCAAGTGTTTTTATGTGAACGATCTGTTATATCCAGTTTAAATGTATTTGCCAGTATGTTAGCAGATGATAATATCATAAATTCGATTGAAATGAAATTTTACAAAGATTTGTTTAATGATGAAATTCGTTGTAAATATTATCCGGACAGTATCATATATTTGACTACTCCAGTGGATACTTGTATGGAAAGAATACAAGAACGGGGTCGTGCAAACGAACATACAATTACGAAAGAATATGTAACCAGATGTGATATTTATCATCAAAAATGGATAGACGAAATATTAGATACATGTGACGATAATGATGTGGTTTGTTTAGATCCTGACAATACTGATCTGCTACATTTACAACACGTTTTAGAAAAAATGATTGGCAAGGGGGCACACGGAACGTGTAGCCTTCTTCACTACTAAGTGTTACCTAGTGGTGCCAATGATATTTCTTCACAATACGGTTCGTAATTTTTTTTTATCGCTTCTCCAATATCATAAATATCCAATTTACATTCTCGTGGGATATTATCATTATCAAAAACATAGCGGGTGTATTTACCGGGATTAGTATCAATGTGCTTAAAAACTTCCTTTTCTGAAATGGCTCCGTTGCTATTACGATATCTTACAATATAAATCGTCCCCAATTCAGGTACAACCGATGGCATAGCCTCTGCTGGTGGATACCAGGAGGAAGTACGGTCGTTATCATTGTGATAAATCAGTCTACCACTCTGTTCATCTACGGTTGTTCTAAAACCTGGGGGTAACCCATTTGTGAGTGTCGACCCTGGAGCAGATGCATCCACTTCGGTCAGAGACCCCCTTAGGGGGTCTCCAACTTGATCACCTAAGGTGCTCTGAGGGTTCACGTTCCCTGTAGTATCGTTCGCATCTGGACCCACTTGAGGTACAACGTAGCCATTATCATCGATTGGTCCTCGAAAAGCATCCCCACGGTTGAATGGTGGCATCGATTTTGGTCCTACCGGACCACCACCAGGACCGTCTGATAATCGATTCGCTGCAATAACTGCGTCTGCGGATCCACGTAAAGAATTCTTCCCCGCATCAGTCCATGTACCATCTGGATCTGTATTTAGATGACCGTCTGATAATCGATTCGCTGCAATAACTGCGTCTGCGGATCCACGTAAACTTTTAGTTGTCAAATCGCTTTCGACGGATACTGGTCTATTCTTTGTATTATTATTGGATGCATAACTCTCAAAATTATCAACTTTTTCTTTTACAAAACCTTCAGGGGGTTTATCGTTACCTATTGGTTGATAATTAAAATCAACATTAGATGATACAGGCGTTACAGGAGTTGGTTGATTATTAAAATTAACACGAGAAAATGGAAGTGTACCCATACCTGAAAACCAAGATGTCGGTGTCGATATAGAGGCATTATCTGCTTTGTATTTATTGTCGGCTTCAGTTATTCTCGCGGAATCATCAAGAAAACCATTACCCACACCCCCGGTATTTTTTTTAGGATGTTTTATCGTGCGAACTTTCCTTTTTTTCCCATGTTTCGTATTTGATTTATGATGTATCTTTTTTGTTTTTTGCATGTCTATATAGTAATAGCGATAGTATATTCGTTTCTAGGAAACAGATATCTCAATACAAAAAGGTAATTCTGTTTTCAATATAGAAATATTGGCAGGATCACGATCAAAATATGATACCCAAAAATGATAACGATCCTTATCTTCGTACAGTCCGATACAAAATTCAATACCATTACGATCTTGAAAAGAAAATGGTTGAGTATATCGTAGTGGTTTTAATGTGGTTTTATCCAATAAAACCAATTGGTGGAAATAAAAGCGTGGCCATTCTCTTTCACTAAAATGTAGTAACCCGATTAAATATCGCGAATCAGATAGAAACTCTCTAAAATAGGTTGATCCGCGTAATTTTTTGAATATGGGTGAAATAATTGAATATGTAGTATCTATTTGCAACGAATTTGTGTCAGGGTCAATCTTCCCGATTTCCATAGGATACCATTTATACACAAATCGTGTATTTTCACCGGTAACCACCACAGGTGTCCAATTTTTTTCACAATACGTATCGGTAGGTGGTTCGATTACCTTACTTTCAGTCAATCGTTGTTGTTGAATATTATATTTACCATAAATAATACGATTTTTGCCAGATGGAGAATAATTCACACTGGTTCCAACGAATCGCAAAGATTCTTCGCCCTCATGCCAAATACGAATATCTTCAATACCATGAAACAAACAATCGTGAGACGTCAACTCAAGTGGATTTTCAATTTCCTTGAATAAGATAGGAGTCATGTTATGATCCAAATAACTAAAAATATTTTTGGTAATGATGACACGATCCGGATGATGAAAAATATAAGATCCAGTATCGGTCAATGTATAATTCACATATCGTGTATTTAATCCTAAATATCCATCAGGTAAAATAGTAACAGATGCAGACATAGGTCGGAAAGATTCGATGATGGGATAATCGTAGACTTGTAATTGATATGATGTAGTATCTTTCGTCAAACATAATGATACATATTCGTAAGGTATACGTACGATCGAATCATCATGATCTGCCAAGAACCATGTCGGATTCCAATCGGTAACTTGCCATTCCAACCACGCCCAAAAATTGACTTCCCAGGTTAACTGACGATATTGAAACAAAAAATCCGGAAAGTATTCCTGATAAAGATCATAAAATCGTATAATAGATTGACGATCACCAATGAAAAATCCTCCACAAAACCGCCAATGAATGGCATCTAATACTAATTTTTGTATGGCTTCATCACTCGAATCGGATGGTAAAGAATACCAACAACCAGGAATTAACAAAAACTCACGGGTAAATCTCGAATTTCCAATGAGTTTGAGGTATTCTTGGGTTTCCGGTATGTTTTTAAATACATGTGCAATATTAAAATCAATCCAGGCAAAATGGGTGGAATTCCATGGATTTTGTTGTATAGTATCATACATAAATTCTATCTTAGAATTCATCAGAACCATGTATTCATAAGTATCTTTTGGTTTGTTACGCAATTTTGGTAAATTGATGGTATCATACTGTTCACATAGTTTATGAATTCGTGTATCATATATATTCATTACTCGCATGATTCGTACTGTATCAGGAAACAACTCGACACATTGTTGTAACAATTCGACTCCACTTTCGTCTACATATACACAAATCTGAATACCAGTTTCCACTAGTTTGAAAAATCGATCAAACCGCCATCGTATGTCTTTACCAGCGTAAGGATCGTCCTTGGGATAAATATTCATAAATGCGGTAACAAATGTTGTCATCTTTGTATTGCTACTAGTCGGTATCAGATATATACGTATAGTATCATATATCTATATGTTTCACTACACATGTTTTTCTATTCCAAATTTTATGCACAAATAGAGAATAGAACATGAAACAGCATCCCATAACACCTGAAGCATGGGGTCCCCATTTTTGGTATTTTTTACATACGATTGCCTATACCTATCCAGCATTTCCGACCTCAGTTACCAAGAGAAAATATTATGATTTAATACAAAATATGCCATTGTTTGTACCGGATCTGAAAATGGGCGATAAATTGTCCGAATTCTTGGATCGATATCCAGTATCGCCTTATTTGGATAGTCGCGAATCATTTATGCGATGGGTACATTTTATACATAACAAATTCAATATATTCTTGGGTAAAGAGGAAATATCATTCTATCAAGGTTTAGATAACTATTATCAAGCAAATATGCCAAAACCGATTGTCGATATTAAAAACAAGGTACTATACCGTGATATTGTGTATATTTCCATACTAGGTGTTTTATGTATAGTGTGTTACATATATGGCAAGGGGGCTGTAAGCCTCTGATCTACTAACTCTGAAGGTGACCGTAGGTCACCGGAAGAGTTTGCTCGAAAATAAAAAAATACGTGCGAATAGTGTATAGGAAATGCGAATTGAATTATGGATATTATTAATTGCCGCCGTATGTGTGGCGAATATATACACCGATGGTAAATATCTTAAATTGTTGTATAAATGGAAAAAATTGTATCAAATCGTCGGGATTATTCTTGGTGCTCTTTTTTTATATTTTGTAATCAAAAAGAATCCGATGAAAACAGGTGAAATTCTACAGGCTTCCAATGATTATCTAAAATATTTACCAATGGACAAAAATAGTACCAGTTTCATATCACCTATTTTGGATTTTACGAGTCGACAAAATTTATATAAAAGTGAATCCATGGGTTATCCAGTCGCACGTATGCCGACAACTGACCTTCGGTCACCGGGAAAGTTTGTACAAGTACAACAATCAAATAACGGATTGGAAGGAGGCACCCGTTTAATGAATTCAGGTAAAAAGGGTAGCAAACGATCGGTGAGTGAGACCAAGAAGAAATTTGTAGCATCACGACAAAATTGGCAATGTGGGCATTGTAACAAACAATTATCCGCCTGGTTCGAAGTAGATCACAAGATCCGTTTGGAATATGGTGGAGATAATCATATAGATAATCTTGTGGCTTTGTGTCGTGAATGTCATGGTGAAAAAACCGCCATGGAAAACTTGTAGTCTTGGTCTTGGTCTTGGTCTTTGATTCTGAACAGAATGTATAGTATAATAGTGTAACATTATCCATAGGGCAACAAAATGATGAAAACAATACAAAAACCGTCAGTAAAACCAAATCAACTCATATTATTCGCAACCTACGTATTACCGATTATCATTTTAGTGATCATTGCAATGTTTTTCCACACAACCGATAATACTGCCGATTTATTCAACCCGTACGCCTGGGTATTTATCATTCTTGTACCTCTATGTATCATGTTTTTTATTTTACAACAATCTCCGCGATTAGCATCCAATGGTGTATTCTTTGGAATCATTGCACTCTGTATTGTATTCTTGGTATTGTTCTTTTTATTATATGAATTGGCTAGTTCATATTCGTCCACATTAAATACAATTTTCAAATACTCAGCCATCATATTGATTGTTTTAGTAGGTCTTTCCATATTATTTAGCATTATTTCATCTTATACCAAAGATGGTGGGTGGACAGGATTTTGGGCAAAATTCTTTTTTTACATTCCATGTTTGATTATTGACCTGATTGTTGAATTCAGTAAAGATCTCCGTATTACACCTCGACCCACACTCATTCTTTTATTCATCGAAGCCATCTTAATCATTGGGTATTTCTTTGGTGCTAAGATTGATACTTGGTTAAAATCTCTTTGGAAAAAATGGGTCAATCCAAATTCAAACAATGGATCAACCATATTACAAACTACACCCATTTTGTTACACACACAGACAGAGACGATTTTAGCCAATAATACTCAATTAATCATACCAACCAAAGGATCAATTAACACAATCAATCAACAAAATCCATACCGAAAAACATATAGTCTATCCGTGTGGATATCGATGAATACGAATGAATTTATTACAGGTGAAGCGTCTCCTTCTGAAGTAAATGTATTTTATTATGCCAGTAAATCCTTGGATGAAAATAATCAGTGGACATTTTTACACCCAAAACCCCGTATTACATATACCTATGATACCCAAATGAAGCAAGACGTTTTTCAGATTTATGTGAAAGAAGACACATCCCCATATAAATTACATATTGCCAACCAAAAATGGAATCAATTTATATTTGTTTATAATGAAAATCACGTTGATCTCTTTGTCAATGGCTATTTAGTAAAAACATGGAAAAAAACCGAAGGAATCACACAAACATACACAAACAATGATATGATCGTAATTGGTGACATGGATCATAAATTGTAT